AGGGTTAGGCTCAATACAGCGGCTTCGTATACGTCGATGTTCATACCGCCTCCTGCAGATCGTTCCGGCGGTCGTCGCCCTGGTGGTAATTGCCCTCGATCACCTTGAGCATGTTCGATTCGTTAAGCAGCCAGTCGAAGTTTGGCGCCCAGTCGAAGCCGTCTTTTGTGCCGGTTAGTGGCTTGGAGCGGCGAACGTGGAGGAAATACTTTCGCCAGAAGCCCAGATCATCCCCCCGGGAGTTTTCGCCCCATTTCTGTTTCCAGCGGGCATTGATGAGTTTTTTTCTTTTGTCTGAAAGCTTCACCACGTTGGGCAGGAATTCTCCCAGCAGGTCGTTGTAGAGGTTTACGATGCCCTCGAAGTCCGGCTTTGCCCGTCCAGAAGAATTCTTTTCCTGGCGAGGGGCGTCATCGGCAGATGACGGAGTGTTTTGTTCAGGATTCAGGTATCCGGAATCAGGTATCCGGTATCCGGTATCCGGCGGATTAGAACGGTTCTCATCACGTCCCCGTTCCGTTTCGGTACGGTTCTGTTCTGGATCAGTGCCGTTTGGATCTTGCTGCGTTACCGGCTTTGGTATATCGGTGCCGCGTAACACCTCGTTTTTATGGGGTCTTTGGTGCTTCCGGAAGTTGACGACGTGCAGGTAGTCTTCACCGTCCACCTGGTAGATTTCCACGAACCCTGTCTGCTGTAGCTCGCCTACCAGCTCGGCAAAGTCCACGTTGTCGTATGGAAGAACTTCGACCTTCAGGCGCTTTGGCTTGTACTTCATGTTGCCATTGAAGTCAGCCTGACCCCACAGCCCGATGAATCCGAGGCGAGCCAGCGGGGAGAGTTCGCCCAGGTCGTCGTTGGTGAAGAATCCGGGCTTGATGTTTCTTGCCCTGGCCATTACGCCACCTCCTGAGTTGTCAGGCCGAAGCGTTTAGCAATCCAGGTGATGCCGTCCGGCGTGAATCGTGTTTGCTGATAGGCGTGGCCGTTAGCCTCGCCAGTCTTAACCTCGAAATAGCCCTTGTGGTGGTAGTGGGCGATGGGAAGCAGGTTGCCGCTCTGACGGAACAGAATCCCATCATCTTCCAGCTGGGCAATGAACTGTCGCTCTTTAACACCAAGAACTTTGGCCACTTCTCGCAGGCTCTTAGTGCTTTTGGACTCAACGAACTTATCCAGGAATCGAATGGCGGGCTGCGCGGCTTCGATAGCTTTCTGTTGCCGCTCTATCTGCTCAGCCTGGTCTGCTGCCAATCTGAGGGCGCCGGATAGGGTTGTCGGGATTTGTGGCGCTGCCTGGGCTTCGAGTTCTTGCCAGCGGTCAACCAGCTTTGCGGTAAACTCCGGCGAGAGTTGGGCGACCACTACATAGCTGTCGCGCTTACCAATACGGTACTCGGAAGTAGGTTTGGTTGAAGTTGGAATCTCCACCATTGGTGGCAATTCGATTACCCCCTTAGCTGCAAGCCTTTCAATGGCACGCTTAACGCTGTCATGCCGGGAGCTGACTACATCAGCAATCTCTCGACTACTCATGGTCAAATTGTCTGGCTTTACCTTGTGGATAACTTCGTTCATAATTTGCCTCACTCTGTTGAGTAAAACCCCGGGGCTTGCAGGCCGTTAACCGGGGTTTTTTGTTGCCTGTTTGGTCGGGGATACCGGGGCGATCAGGGCGCTACCCTGCCTCTACTCCCGGCGTTACCCGTTGTCAGGCCAGTTTTCCGCCAATGGCCCAGGGCGACTGCAATTGTCATTGCTTGATGGGTGGACGGAATCAAACCGCCTCTACCGCATCTGAAAACGCTCTGCCCGGTAGCTAACCGGTCTGCTGCGCGCTTACTCCACCATGAAGCAGTCAGAGCGCTTTCAGATACCGGCTCGTAACGTGAGCCAGCCGTACCGTTCGAACTAACCCTTCTGATCCAACTCTTCTCCACCGAACACCTCCTGCCTAAGCTGAAACTGACGCAACTCTTCATCGAGGTGATCTATGATTAGATCGCGGACGTACTCACTAGCCTTAACGCCCTTAATGCGCGCCAAGCCCTTGAGCTGCCTTTCAGCAGTGCTGGGGATGTGCGCCATCACCTGGCCGTCTAGCTTCTCCATCTCAAGCTGCCTCCTTACTCGCGCCCAAAACTTCAGCCAGCGACACGATCGTCTTGTAGCGCGGGTTCTTTGTGACCCCTTGGCTGATCTTTGCGATCGTGAAATAAGGGACGCCGGAGTCATCTGCTATCTGCTGCCACTCGCCGCGTCGGCGATGCAATTCAGAAACAATCCAGTCAAGTGTAATCATTTTCGGCTACCTCATTCATTTATGGCTCTCATAGTAGCCGTGTATGACTTTTCTGGTCAAGCCACATCCGGCTCGACTTTTGAAACAAAATGCGGGACATGAACATGACTCTGCGAAAACTTATCTCCGAGCGCCTGAAAATGGCCATGGACCAAAGTGGAACCATTCGCACGCAATCCGAGCTCGAAAAGAAGAGTGGTGTTGCGCAGGCGACTATTGGCCGGATACTCAGGTGCGAGACTGACGCCAGGGTGGACACCATCCATGCGCTGGCCCAGGCACTCAAAAAGCCATCGGCCTATTTTCTGGACGAGAAGGGCAACGAAAATGTAGCGCCCACGCCGAAGCGAGCCGTAAGGCAGGAGGCCCCGCTGATTTCGTGGGTAAAGGCCGGTGAGTGGGCGAGTGCAGAAGACCCGTTCTTGCCTGGCGAGGGCGAAAGCTGGCTGGAAGTGCCGGACTCGACTGGCCCACACTCCTTCTGGTTGCGCGTAGTAGGCGACAGCATGACCAGTCCGACCGGCCTATCCGTGCCAGAGGGCTCGCTGATCCTGGTTGACCCGGACGTACCGGCAGATAATGGCCGCCTGGTTGTTGCGAAGCTCACCGACTCAAACGAAGTCACCTTCAAAAAGCTCATCAAAGACGGCGGGAAAACCTACCTTCGCCCACTCAATCCTGACTATCCTCTGATTCACGTCACCGAAAACTGCTCTATTGTCGGCGTCGTCGTGCAGGCTACTCAGAAGCTTTAAGCCTTTCTCGGGTGGCCTGAAAAAAATTTGCCTTTCAATAGCCATAAACGGTTGACGCGGGCAAAAGTGAAGCCTAGTATGGCTAACCATAGATGGCTGAAACGGAGCAAAACACCATGTTCAACTTCAAGAAACCACGAGGCGCCACACCCGCCACCCTGCACGAAATCATGCAGCACCAGAACAAGCGCCGGGGCATGACCGGCACCCTGCCGCACCCAGCCCTTCCGGTTGAGTACCAGCCGGAGCTGACAAACAACGTGCGGTATCAGATGTGGATGCGCAGAAAGGGAGTGGCGGCATGAATATCAACTTTCACGGCGCTGAAGCGGTAGACCTGCTGAACGGCGATCAGGTGAAAGCGGTTGACCTGAAAGACCGAGACGGCAACCGGTTAAGCCTTTTCTTTGATTCGCCGGAAGCCCTGCAGCAGTTAAGGGACGCACTGGCAGAACTGGCAATTGATTCGGAGGTGACGAAATGAGCATAACAGCAGCCCACTACCAGAAGCAGCTGGACGACAGCGCCGAAATTGAAGCCCTGGCCGAGCAGATCGAACAGGAGATGCGCGAAGAGCTACTGGCCGGCGATTACTACGCCCTGGAATACCGCAACGGCCTGCGCACCGTAAAGACGGTTTACGACCGCGACAACGTGGTTGACCAGATGATCGAACTGGACGCCGAAACCTTTAACCAGGCGGTAATGATGACCAGCCGTGACCCGATCGAAGCGGCGCGAATTATGACCGACCTGATGAAGCGGGCGGTTGAACAGGTGATTGCCCTGGCGCCGATCGAGAGTGATGCGGAGTACCGAATCGAAACGCAAAGGAGTGAAGCGGCATGAGTGCAATTACAAAAACCGGCGCAGGCTTTGCCTTGCAGCCACAGAACCTGACCGAAGCCATGCAGCTGGCCGATATGCTCTCAAAGAGCGGCATGGTTCCGAAACAGTACATCAACAACCCGCAGTCCACTCTCGTGGCCATGATGATGGGCTCAGAGCTTGGCCTGAATCCGATCCAGTCTCTGCAGAATATCGCGGTGATTAACGGCAAGCCGTCGATCTATGCCGATGCGCTGCTGGCCCTGGTGCAGAACCATCCGAAGTTTGGCGGCCATGAAGAATCGTTTGACGAAAAGACGATGACCGCCGCCTGCACCGTCTGGAGCAAGGGTGACAAGAACCCGCACACCGTCACGTTCAGTCAGGCCGACGCACAGCAGGCCGGATTGTGGGGCAAGTCCGGGCCCTGGCAGCAGTACCCCAAGCGCATGCTGATGTGGCGGGCCCGGGGCTATGCCCTGCGCGATAAGTTTGCGGACGCCCTGGGCGGCCTGATTACCGCCGAGGAAGCCCGGGATATTCCGGAGCAGGATATGGGCGTTGCGCAGCGGTATGAATCGCCAAAGCAGGAGGCGCGCCCGCAACTGGAGCATTACCCAGCTGACTCGTTTGAGCAGAATTTCCCGAAGTGGCAGACCATTGTCGAGTCCGGCAAGAAGTCAGCCGCCGACATTGTGGCCATGCTCGAAAGCAAGGCCGTCCTGACCACCGAACAGCGCGACCAGATCCTGGCACTGGAAGAAGGAGCCGAGGCATGAAACTCCAACAAGGCAAGATCGTTAACCTGGTTCAAGGCTCCCCGGAGTGGGATGCCCTTCGAGCCAAGCGGTTTACCGCAAGCGAGGCCCCGGCCATGGCTGGAAAGTCGAAGTACCAGAGCCGGAACGACCTGCTTCGCCAGAAGGCTACCGGCATTGTGCCGGAAGTCTCCAGTCACCAGCAGCGGATCTTCGATGACGGGCACCGGGCTGAGGCAGCCGCCCGCCCCCTGGCTGAAAAGATTGCGGGAGACGAGTTCTTTCCCGTCGTTCTGGACGATGAAGAAAACGGCTTCATGGCATCGATGGACGGCCTGAACATGATGGGCGATATCGGCTTTGAGCATAAATGGCTGTCCGCTGACTTGGCTGAACAGATCGATGCGGGACAGCTTGAGGAACACTACCTGATCCAGATGGACCAGCAGTTTGCCTTGTCTGGTGCCGAGCGGATCTTGTTCGTCGGGTCCGACGGCACGGAAGAAAACCTCAAATACCTCTGGATCGAGCGAGACGAGTACCGGTTCAGGGCCCTGGAAGCCGGCTGGACCCAGTTCGCCAAAGACTTAGCCGAATACGTGCCCGCTGAGCCGGAAGCACCCAAAGCCGAAGGCAAAGCCCCTGACGCGCTCCCTGCCCTGCACATTCAGGCCAAGGGCGAGATTACCGCCAGCAACCTGCAAGACTTCGAGCAGCACGCCCGCAGAGTTATCGCGTCAATCAAGACAGACCTGGTGACTGACCAAGATTTCGCCGACGCCGAGCAGGCCGTGAAATTCTGCAAGACTGCCGAGCAGAGGCTGGCTGCCCAGAAGGACGCGGTACTGGCTCAAACAGCCAGCATCGACGAGGTGTTCCGCACCATTGACAGCGTAAGCGAGGACCTGCGCCAGACTCGTCTGAAGCTGGACAGGGCCGTGAAGGCCCAGAAGGAATCCCGCAAGGCCGAGATTGTCATGACCGCCAATCGCGCGCTGGATGATTACATTCAGGCCCTGAGAGACGAGCATGGCATCGTCATGCCGGTGATCAACGTCGACTTTTCCGGCGCGATTAAGGGCAAGAAGAAGCTGGACGCAATGCAGTCAGCGGTTGACGACGAGCTGGCCCGCGCCAAGATCGAAGCCAACCAGGCGGCCGACCTGATCCGCGGCAACCTTGCTCAGATCAACGAGCACGCAGCTGAGTACAAGTTCCTGTTCAACGACTTCGGACAGATCTGCATGAAGCCCGCGGAACACTTCGCCGCGATTGTGAAATCCCGGATTGCTGAGCACAAAGAAGCGGAGCAAAAGCGACTGGATGAGCAGCGCGAACAGATCCGCCGCGAGGAAGAGGCCAAAGCGAAACGCGAAGCCGAGCAGAAAGCTGCCGCCCAGGTGCAAACTGAAGCCGTGGCTGACTCCGCCTCGACACAAAAGCCTCAAGCCGTGCCGAGTAAGCGCGCTCCCTCTACCAACGAAATCATAGCCGTGCTGTGCCAGCACTACGGCGCAGACCGTGCCACCGTGATTGGCTGGCTGCAGCAGATTGAGGTCCGGAGGGTCGCATGAGCAAGCAAGGATTCGTCAGCCACCACGGCGCACAGACAAACCGCTGGACACTGACGCCCGAGCGCATGGCTCATCTGAATGCCTGCGCGGCCCAGGGCAAGTATCTGAAAGCGGCAGCGGATGAATTAGGCGTCAGGCCGGAGACCATCAAAACCGCCGCGCTGCGAGAAGGTAAACAGGACTGGCTCCGCGGCAAATTCCCGAAGCGTGGCCGGCAGGGTGAGGGCGGTGGCGGCATCAAGCGGGATTCGGAGCTGCCCTCAAAAGTGGATGGTGAAATGCACTGGTACAAGGCCGAAGACCTGAAAGAGCCGGTGCCCGTGCCAGAGAACGTGCAGGCGAAATGGCTATCCCGGAGGTGGGCAGCGTGAGCGCGCACCAATTGTCACACGGCCACCCGTTGCTCGCCGACCCAGCCAGGCCGTGGCCTTACAAAGTGCTGGTGGGCTACCGGGCTCAAGGCAACCGCAAGATCGTCGCCACCCGCTCGATTTATGTTCGAGCCACCAGCGAAGGCCAGGCGGCGCAGGCGGGCCTGCGAGCAGCTAGAGCCATGATCCCGATGGTTGTTG